TCTCTAATCCATCTATGAACAAATCCTTCTGGTGGGGGTGGAGCGTCTAAACTGGAAGGGGGCTACCAAGGTGTTCGACGTAAGTTTTTTTCTCTTGCTTGAGAAGTGCGTGTGGTTCTATCCATTGATATTTTCCTTCACGTTAGTTATCCATTAATGCTAATTGTTGTGCATACTGTTTAGGTGATACACCAAGTTTCCTTGCTATGGCAAGCTGAGATTGTGATAATTTCACTTTTCCTTTAGAAACAGCACTCCCAGAAGATCTACTTCCTGGAGCAACTGGATCCCTTCTTGCTTGTGTAGCAACGGATTCTTTGAACTTATGAGGAAAATCAGCACGAATTCTTCTATCTAATTCCTCATAATAGTCATCTGTTGTAGGGTCAATACCTAACTCTTCCACAATTTTTTTGTGATGGCTAAAAGCTGTAAGTGTCATTGGCTCATCTTGACCAAACCAAGAGTTTCGGCTTGCCCATGCTACAGCTTTTGGATCTTGTCTAGGTGGTACTGGACTTTTTTGTTCTGCTTGTTTAGGTGTTTGCTCTTGTTGTTTTTGTTTTTCTTCATATTCAGCTTTCACCACATTTAAACGCTCAGATTCGACGGCTAACTTTGCAATTTGCTTTTGTGTTTCCATTTGAGCATCTACATCACCAGACTCAATAGCGTCTTTTAACTTTTGTTTCAGTCTATCTTCATCTGATTTTACACGATTGTCAAATTCGCTCATATAAGAGCTATCTATTTTATCAGAACGCTCTTTTAACTCTTCATATTGTTTTTGAACTGACTGAGCATAATCCGTCGCGGCTTTTTCACGTCTTTCAGCTTCACGCATTTTAAACGTAAGCCTTTCAATACGTTTTTTTACTTTATCACTATAATTTTCTAGCTCTTCATCATCAGTTTCTGCTTTAGTTTCAGTTTTTTCTTCAACTTTAGCTTCTGATTCTTGTTTTTCAGTTGTTTCCTCAACTTCAGGTGCTTCTAGTTCTACTTCAACACCTTCTTCAGTTTCTACTTCTTGTTTTTGTGCTTCTTGCATAACCTTTATCTCCGTTATGAATGTAAAATGTCTTCAGGATCGTTAATTGTCGCTAATATTTCATCGTCATTGAGCAACCTTACTTCGCCACCCTCTATTTTGAAACGACTTCCTGCATAACGACCAAAAATAACCCAGTCTTTTTCTTTGCACCATGCTCCATTTGGAAATTTTTGCTCATCTTTGTAAGCATCTGGTCCCATTTTCAAAACATAACCACAAACTGTAGCTAGTGCTTCACGGTCAACATGTGCATCTGGTAAATATACACCAGATTCTGTTTTGCCTTTACCTCTGAAAGGTAGAATAAGTATTCTCCAACCAGTTGGCTGAGGCATTTTTTCTATTTGAGGGGCTTTTTCAGGACTTTTGTCCTTAAATCTTTTAGGTAGTATTAGACTCATTAGTAGTAACCTTTTCTAGCAGGAGTTTTAATTCCTGTTTTAGTGTTGCAAGTTCCGAAAGACGTGCCTTTTGTTCCTTGTAATTTGTGAAATCTTCTATATTCCCAAATAAAATTTGTTCAGATATCATACTTTCACGTTCGTTTATCAATTTAAGCATATTTTCATAAATGTAAAGATCTAAACTCATGTTTTTACTTTTTAGTTGATTTTTTATTTAAAAACTGTAAACCTTGCTTACCAAATCTATAACCGAAACTACTGCCAATGACTATATACAAACAAGTTTGAAACCATTGTGGGCAACTTTCGTCAAGAAATATAAAGCCTTCTTTTACATATGGCTGAGTATAAGGAACAAAACAAGCCACAAGGATACCACCAAATATAATAGTCCAAAACTCATCTTTCCAACTCCCTGCCATTTGGCTAGTTAAACTTTGTTCCATAAGCATAGAACTTGTAGCTTCTGTTTCGTAAACCTTTGCTTCAGCTTTTGCTCTAGCTACCTTAACTTCACTTTCTGCTTTTGCTTTATTTACTCTACCCTCTAGCCAAGTTCCTGCAAGACTAGCTATAGGCGATATTAAACTACTTAACATTTCCACCTTCTCCTTGCTTGCCTAATTCTAGAATTAGGATTGTTTCTTGTTTTTGCAGAACTCCTTTTTAATTGTCCTAATGATCTTGCACAATACGACTTACGTCTCTTCGCGGCTTTACTACCCTTCTTTACCTTTCCAGTAACAGCCCCTTTTAACTTACTTTTAGGGTTTTGTCTACGATAAAAAGCAATCCCTGCCTTTGTCATTCCTGCACCTTTTTCAGTAGGACGGTAATACTTTTTGGTTCTTGGTGGGTTAGCCATACTTACTTCCTTTTCTTTTTAGGGAATCCTGCTTGCATTCTTTTGTATGCTTTTTTAGTTATTGTAGATTTTTTCTTGGAACGTGAAGTACCAGATCTTTTTCTTCTATTTATATTTTCGTATAGTGACATTACGCTTTTTTCTTTCCTAATAAATCTTTATCTGCTTTTCTAGCACCACCTTTACCAGAAACAAAACTTTTCACACGACCCATAGCCCAAGCGTGTTGTGAAGTTTTTGGTCTACTACCTGAACTAAAATATGCACCTAACCCTCTTTTATAAACTTTTTGCAAAGTAGAAGGGCTAAATCTACTAGCTCCAGGAATAGAACTAAACTTACCACCACCAGAAGGTTTTTTCTTTTTAACTGTAGGTTTTTTTATTGCTTTTCTAACCATTAGCTTTTGCTCCTTTGTTTATTTATTCTTTCCATCATTGCAGGAGTTAACTTACCTTGTCTGTATAATTTAGCTGTACGCTTTATTTCACGCTCTCTGGCTTTAGGATTTTTAGCTCCTTGCAAATATTTTCTAGGTACACCTTTTTTTGTTTTAGAAACTTTTTTAAATTTTCGTTTCATATCTAACCTTTTATCTTTTTAGTTATCCATAAAAACATAGCATAAACTGCTAAACCATAAACAGTTGCTATTCCAATGTCTACTAAATGTTCACGCATATGATATATAAACTGTATCCCTGCTTCTACATCACTACTGCCACCATCATTAAAATTAACTGTTTTAGTTAAATTTTCTACGTCGCTTATTGTTTGTTCCATCATTTTTTCTTACTCTTTTTTCGGAACCGATTTAGGAACGCAATAAGCTTTAACCCATATTTTGCTATCCCCTGCGAGGGAAGGGTCATAGTTTTGTGACCTAATTTTCTGTGCAACTCTAAGACACGCGTCCAAATCACTGAAGTAGACACTTTCTTGCACAGTTCCTGATAAAAATACTACTAAAAGCCATGTCATTTACCATTTTCTTTTGAGCGAGTAAAAGCTGTTGTTCCCATAAATGTTGCAACTATACCCAAGTTAGCCACAACATAAGTAGAAAGTAAAGCAGTAACCATTTCTACTCTTGCGTCTGGTATAACTGGTGACATAACCAAAACTATTAAAATAATAGAGGATATAGAAGATACCCAACAAAGCATACGTTGTTGATCTTGCATTTTATCAGAGTTTTCTAAACGTATCATATGCTCAGAGTGTGCAAGCTCTTTGTCAGTAACTACACCGTCACCATCTAAATCAAACTTTTCGTATTCACTGCCTTTTTCTAGTTTTTTAGCCACTAGAATACTCCGGAAAACTTAGTGCCTCTAATCGCGGCTCCTGTCCCACGCATAACATTTTTAGTTTTCTTCTTTTTCTTTTTAAGTATTTCTCCACCCTTTGGGCTTCCTTTACTTCTTTTCACTGGTTTTTGACTATCAGGTATCAAATCGCCTCTCCCTTTTCGCATTAAAAATTGTTCAAAACTCATTGAGTCTGAAGCAGGACCATCAAAATATTCTTTTCTTAGTTCTTCTTCAGTTTCTGCTGGATCTTTCATAGTTTTCTCCTTTATTTTCTACCAGACATTAATGATTGCACACTTCTAAAAAAACCTTCGTCTCCTCGATTACGAAGTACAGGAGCTACTCCAGTATTAAACAGCCCTGAGTTTTCATCCGTTCCTGCATAGCCTATACCTCTTGCTATGTTAAAATACGGATTATTTGTTAGTATACCCTCTACCATATTATTTGGATTTTGGTAAATGTTATCTATAAATTCTTGTGCTGTAGCAGGAGGATTATAACCTTCCAAAGTGATAACATCTCTTAAAGGATTACCAGTACTGTCAGTGCTTCCCACATTAATATTACCAGTTCCGTAACGTTGTGCGTTTAAAGCAGATTGCAGTAATGCACCTTCGTTTTGTTGTAAAAACTCTGGTAATTTTTGTTTTGGTCCGTATAAAACAGTACCTAAACCAAATGGTCCGCTGTCTAAAGTAAAACCTCCAACGTTACCAATACTAAATTCTTTACCATACACATCTTGGTTGGGTATGGTTACATTTCTATCACCACCTCCACCACCAGAAGGCACGAGGCTAGCTATACCTTGTTTTATTTTACTGAAAATATTTTCTTTTTGCAAAGCTTCTTTAGGAACTTGGTCTTGCATCATACTTGCAAATTCTTTTTTCTTATCCTTTGTAAGTATGTTTTTATCTCTAGTTTTTTTAGTGGCGATTGTGCCTTTACCACCTTTTTTATCTTTTACTACACCATCTTTAGTTGAAATAGTTCCACTAAAAGTAACCATTATTGTTTACCTCCAGTTTGCATTTGACGTAAACGTAAAGCATTTTGTGCTCGCATATTAGCAATATCTTCTGTAGTATCTATACGGTCACGCTGTATAGCACTTTGTTCTGCTAGCTTTCGTTTGTCTAACGCTAACCTTTGTTCTTCGGTCATGGCTTGTTGCATTTGTTCTTGTTGTTTTAGAGCTAGCTCTTGTTTCTTAATATCTACAAGTGGGTCTTGCTGTCCAACATTTAATATTTCTTGCTCTTTAGCCATGTACTCTTGCATAAGTTGCGTTTCTATTTCAGCTACTCTATTTGCCATTAACTCAGGTGGTATTTGTTGACCTTGTTGTGCCATTTGTTGTATTTCCTGCTGTGCTTGCATCATTGCCTTAAATTTGATGTGCTCAAAAATATGTACTTGTAAAACTTGTAACACTCCTGGATTAGCCCTAGCAATCATACTAGACATATACATAACATGTGTAGATATGTGTGCATCATGGTCTTGCTCTGGAAAAGCTCGTAATTGTTTCGTGCCTCCAGTAGCCAAAACAGCTTGTGCATTTTCGCTCATTGGGTCTTCTGGCTGTGGTTGTGGAGGTGGAGGCAACACTTGTTCAATATTATCTACACCTAATGCAGAGTACATTCGTCTATATGCTTCATACATATTGTGCATTGTTGGGTTAGATGTTGCTAACTTTAATTGTTCTTGTGCCAAACTAATACGCTGAGCCATACTGAAAATGTTTGGATTACTAACTGGGACAATGTCAATGCGACCGTCAAAATCTTTTGCTTTAAGTCCTGGAGCATTACCTTGTATTTGATAAGGGTAATCATTTGGCTCTTTACCAATTATATCTGCTAACAATGCAAACTCTTGTTTTAAAGAATTATATAAACGTTTATGCACAGCACTTATTACTCTACTGCCACGTTCTAGTAATGCGATAGTTGTGCCAACTGGTATTTCTTGGTTTGTCATATTACCAACACCCATGTCGGTTGTGCCAACAAACTTTTCAGCAGACTGTACTACAAATCCTAATAATTGAAACAATGTGCCACTTGGCTCTTTGTATGGTAAAGGCATTAAACTAGCACGCAACTCTGCACCAACTACATCAACATCTCTCCACTCTCCTGGTTGAATAGGGGTATCATCGTCGCGAATACGCAAGCCCCTTGTTTTAAAACCACTCGGTAGATTAGCAAGTGTGCCTGAATCAATTAATTGTCGTAAGTTAGCCGTAGCTGTTCTAGACAAGTTGCCTAGTAAATGTATCAAACCATTACCATAAAAACCTAGTCCTGGAGTAAACATGTAATGAACAAAAAATTGTTTTTTATTTTTAAGTGGGTCGTCTGGGCTATAGTTTCTATATACGCTTAACACTTCACCACTATCTACAGAAATAGTTACAATGTAAGGTAGCTTAATACCAGTTGCTTCACCATTTGCATCTACATCTGGAAACTGTTCGAGATCCAAGTAACAATGACATTCATACAAAGTTACTTCTTCATTTTCAGCTGTCGGCTCTAAACCAGTTAAACGTTCTTTTTCTTGGTCAACGCTGTCACTTTGTCTTTCACCAACAGAAACTTCAATGTCTTTGTAAAAGCCACTTACTTGTAGCTTGCGTAACTCGTTTTCTGATATACTTATTTGATGCGTGACACGCTCTGCTGAATTTAAATCACTGGCATTAAAGGGTATTAATAAGTCCTTTGCTTCTACAAACTTGCTTACTTGCCTAGCCATTTGTGGGTCTTTATACACTTTTTTAAATGCACTTCCACACATACCCAAGTAATACAGCATTTGGTCAAACTCAGAATCATACTCTGGCATTACATGCAGAATATTGTAGTTCATAAAATCTTTTATACGCTCTGCTTGTTTTTCTGTTTCAGGGTTGGCTTCACCTAATATTTGTGTGCGAACTGGTCCATTCGGTGGTAGCAACTCTTTATACGCTTGCGATTGAAACTGCGTTACAGCTTCATTTAGTATTGGGTGGATAACTCCAGTAGAACCAGTAAAAGGTTCTGTTTTTGTTTCGTACTTTAAACCAAGCAACTCTAGACCGTCAACGTAAGTGTCCATCCATTCTTGGCGACTAGACTTATCATCTTCTACTTTGCCAAGTATCATACTGGCAATGTTACCTAATTCGTCTTCATCTAAAACTTCTGCCAAATTAGCTTCAAAAGCAACTTCACCCATTGGCTGTGCATCTGGCATACCTATTTCCATACCACCGTCGGCAGTTTCTATCATTTCAATGCCTTCAGCATCTAAGTCTGGTTTTTCTTCTATATCTATTTCAACTTCTACATCGTCTATGGCAACTGGATTACCAACAAGCGTTAAGGCTTTATCTACATTGTTGTAAGCAAGTTTTGATTTATCCCTAGCTTTTTTTGCCATCAGGTTTACCCCCTTGTATCAATTTAAAATTACTTCTACGTTCTTTAGCTCTTGCCATACTGTTCCATGTGCGTGGGCTGTTTAAGTTATCTTCTGCTTTTTTTATGCTTTTGTAAAGCTGTTTCCAGTTATCCGTAGTATTCATATCTTCTTGGTGGTCCATCATAGTCCTCTGTATAATCTTCAGGGTGGGAAACAAACCCTCCCTCTCTAAATCTTCTAAGTGCTTGTGTCACCGTATCAACAAAGTCATCATTTTCTCCTGCAGGGAACTGAGCACACTCTTCTATCACTTCCTCTGCCCAACGAGTATCTGGAGCCCATACTAACCCACTTTCCAACAAAGGTGCAACCGAATTTACACGAGTAAATTTATCTTGTCCACGACTCGGCGAATAATTTTGTATAGGAATGCCCATAGACCGTAGCTCTTGCGTCAATGGCAACCCAGAAGCTTTGGCTTCAATTAACACACATTCAGGATCCCAATGTTTATATTCTTCTAAGGCAATACGTTTCAACTCTGGAAAGTCCCAGCGACCACGTCTTGCATCACACAGAATAATGTTGGGAGGTTCGCCCTCAACTGGATAAAATACACCCCAAGTAGTTATAGCACTAAAGTCGGCATTGTCTTTTTTACTGTAAGCAGTATCATAACTTTGCATCACATAACTTAACGGTGGTATATCTTCCTTTTCCCATTGTTTCCACCAGTCACGCTTTAATATAGCACTCGTTTCAGACGTTGGAGCTTGTTGCCATTGTGCTTCCCACTTACCTACAGACAACGAAGCCTTAACCTTTAACAGTTCTTCAACTTTCCAAAACTCAGACCACAACGCTTTACCGTCTGGCATAATCGCAGGAAACTCTACTATCTCCCATTGGTCAGCTAAAATGTCGCGTGCTTGTTGCTTCAACAACTTACCAGTTAAATCAATTTGCGACCAACGCGTCATCACGATTACTATAGCCCCTCCTGGCTGTAAACGTTGTCGGGGACCAGATGTGTACCACTCGTAAGCACTTTCTAGTGCCGTCGGGGATAACGCATCTTGTTCGGAATGTGGGTCGTCAATTATCATTAAGTCCGCACCACGTCCAGTAATTGCACCACCAACACCAGACGCAAAATATTCGCCACCTTTATCTGTTTCCCATCTTCCTGCCGCGAGGCTGTCTGGTCTTAATTTAGCATTTGGAAATATACGTTTGTAGTCTTCTTGTGCCATTAAGTTACGCACCTTACGTCCAAAACGTACAGCCAGTTCACCAGTATGGGTGGCTTGTATTATCTTTAACTTTGGGTTTTTGCCCATTAACCAAGAAGGTAAGAGGTAACTGGCAAATTCACTTTTGGTATGTCTCGGTGGCATATTGACAATTAATCTCTTAATTTTGCCAGTAGCTATTTGATTAAATTTATCTGCCATTATTTTATGGTGTCTGCCCTCAATGAACTCTAACCAAATAGATTTAGTGTAAGCCAAAAAATCATGTTGGGCTTTTTCTGCAGAAATAAACTGTTTCTGCTTTTCCAAAAGTTTAGCATACTTGCGTATTAGGTCGTCAGGTATATTCACCATAAACCACTTATATCATAATTTTTAAAATTTTGTAAAATTTTTTTGTCGATTGATTTCTGACTTTTAATAATTTTTAGGGGGGTAATGATTCGTGCAAAACATTGCCCACTAAAGTGCGTGTGCAAACTTCCACGGTCAAAGGGGGGGTTGCCCTTTTAAAGGGGCTGTGGTGGGTGGTTTTGGGCTAGGGTTGTAAACCCTAGCCCAACCCTAACCGTTAGGCTAGGGCTACCAGTTTAGCCATTGGCACGCCTAACGTAATGTTTTTGGCTGTTGCTTTTAGGCTTTTGCTACCGTTTAGCAATGCTAACACCATATTGTTAGGTGTTGCTGTTGCTGTTGTGGCTGTATTGCGTAATATACAGCTACCACTAGCCCTATGTATGTGCTGTATATGTGCAAGGGGCACTACCTTGTTTGTGTTGGTTGGCACGGTTGTAATAGGTGCTAACCCATGTTTTGGTAATTTAACAAGCTTGCCATTATTAAGGGCTGTTTGTGGCAAACCGTTTACGCAAGCCCATAATATTTGGCTAGCGTGCCCATAACCGTTAGGCATTGGCAAACCGTTAGCATTACAAATACGGTTAGTTGGGTTTAATAAGCTTGTAAGCGTGCCCCCACCAAATAAACCGTTTTTGGTAATTGCATTACTTGTAAGCTGTAAACCAAACTTATTAATGCCCCCATTGGTATTTAAAAAAGTAATGTAGGCTTGCCCTGTAAGGTGGGGCTTGTTTGGGTTAGGGTTAGTAAAAGTTAGTTTTGTTTTATTTTGCATTTTAACACCTTTTAGTTAAATTAAAGTTTATAGCCACAATGGCTACATTTAGAATACAGCAATTTTAAAAGGGTGTAAACCCTTATTTTGCTTTTTTATAAAAATAAATTAAAATAGTTTGTTTTTGTGGTATTTTTGCAACACCTTGTCCTGGTGCAAAATATAAGTAGCTGAAGGTGTTAGACAGCTACTTATATAAGTTATATGACTCCTTTATACTCGCGTGGTTGATGTCCCATCCATCAGAGACTCAGTAGTGCTAGAATGACTATAGCTAAAAATACAGCGATAAACATTACGGTGCATCCTTTATAAATCCGTATGCCATAGCAATAATCCCACCTATGCCAAACATAGTACATAAAAAGAACCATAAACCTAGTTGGTCTTCGTACATAAAGATAGGCAAACAAGCAAGCGTCAGCGTTGCCATTAGCCATAGGAACATGGCAACCAACATTGCCATGTCCCAAGTAGTTGGGGTTTTCATTTGTCACCTCATATTGGTTGTTTAAGTTATAATTAATATTACTGTACGAAACTTTACAAAAAACAAAATAAATGTCTATTAGATAAATTATAAGTTCGCGACTCTTTATGAGTCTTCAAGGATTAGTTGCTCTCGCGTCAGCGAGAGTGGTCGGGACAGTATGAGTCTTTATGAGTCGTTCTCAAGCGTTCCATCCGTTCTCCATCCACCCATCCGTCAGGATGGGTGTCTCTCTTCAGCGAGCGTCAGCGAGCGTCCTCGTCGCCCCGTCAGGGAAGCCGACATCTTTTTTAATCTTTCTGGATAAAAAGGGTTTACAGCCAACCTATCCTATGGTAAACTGAAATCACTACCTAATTTTGGGTAGCAACTTATCTCGTAGAAAGGAGATATATTATGGCAAATCCAAAAGCCAAAAAAGTCCAGGAAGTCGTCTTCACTGGCATTAACGCTCTTCCAGAGGAAGATCGTAAATTTGGTGTCACTGCAAACATCATTAACCAATGGGTCAATGAGTTCGCTGGTGGTAACCCTCACAATGTTGGTATCCGTGTTGCTGACGGTATTAACAAAAAATCTTGGTTTCCTTATGAGCAAACTAAGGTCATGGAAAACCCTGACAGCAAACGTGGTCAGGCTGTGTGGGCTATCATAAATAATTCTGGTAACTACACGCTCCACGCTTGTAACCAGGACCACCAAAAAATCAAGGCTCGTCAATACCATGCCTTGTTGGATGCTCTTAACGGTGGGCAATCACCAAGCTCCAAAACTTGGGGGCAGTCCTTTGCAGAACTCTACGTTATTCCTGCAAAATAACTAATTGGTCGGGGGGTCTTGCCCCCCGATCTTTTTTACTTTTTTGGGTTAGACTCTTTTTGAATCATCAACCGAATCAAATTGATTCTATTTGACTCTGTCAAGAAGTGCTCGCCAACCGTCGTCGGTGGTCGGGACGGACTCTTTGTGATCGTATTTGATCTGCCCATCCATCAATCTCTCAGCAAGGTTTCTACCATCCAAAAGATATAGGGAGCCGGACGAAGGGTGACTCGCCAAGTTCCAAACTAATCCACCAATCCGTGTTCTTTTTGTCTGCCAAGCGATTTGGAGTGGACTCCATCTAGGATAGGAATTGTCAGTCTTTGTCGTAATTATCTTTAATTCAATCCAAAACTCACGACCATCCAGACATCCGTTTAAGTCAGGTACACCAAAAGATGAACGTGATTCAATCCGTGTCCAATGAACAAAATGCTCAGTGTTTTTCTTCAGTATCTGCCAAAGCTTTGTTTCCGTTTTTATCTGACTGCGTAGCATCTATAAGCTGTGGAAACTCTGCTTGTATTCTTTTGATTTCACTCATTACCTCCTCTTTTGACATTTGGTCAATCTTACCCATAAGTATTTCTTTACGATCAATATACAATCCAGCCGCCTGACCTCTGCTTTTCTCAGCCGCGACAGCAGAAGCATAGTTACCGTTCTGCATAGCCTCGTCTCTGATCTGTGCTAACTTTCGTACATGGCTTTCAAAATCCACATGGTATTTATCTTGTAGTTCTCTTTTAATTTGTAAGATTCTTTCAAGCACAGCAGGATAACTACGACCATTGAGCATATGACTTGCAATAGCGTGAGCGTTTGATTTAGCATATCCTGCCCTAATCGCGGCTTCGGTCTGTGTGACTTCTTCTGTAGCATATATCTGTGCAAACTTTTCCTGCTTGGGGGTGAGTCCTACCTCCACTCTTGGATTAGCTATTACATCAAGTTTGTTTTTGTGAGTCACTTTTGCCTTTGCCATGACATCACTATAACTCTGTTTAATAGAACTAACAATAGAAATCGACTCTTACAGTTTCATGCAACTTTGCAAACTCACCGAACGGAAAAAGTTAGATATTTAGATATTGGAGTGATATTGGGCTAACTCTTTGAATATAGGTCGGATAGTAGATATTAGAAAAATCAGAGATTCTTTTTCCTTTCACCATGATTTTTAAAACCCCTCTATATAACAAAGTATTCCAAAGACCTCAAAGGGCTGTTGCTGTTACCCCTCATATGGTATAATTGGGTATGATTAACAAACAACTAAAAGAGGTGATTTATGTATAATAATCAATGGGAAGAGCATTGTGATTTCAATTACAGTAGCGATGCCGAAATTGACCAAGATTGTGCAATTAGGGACGGTGATAAGTACCCAGATGTAGCGTGGTTATTAAGTCCACGTGATGTTTGGTATCCCAACCCATTTTACAAGGGTGATCCAGTACCTCACCCAGAAAGCAGGGAGGATTAATATGACAAAACTTGTTGATGCTGTGAAAAACCATGCTCTACAAAATTATGATGGTAGAGATGGTTGGCACATCGTTGTAGAATGTTTTAGCGATAGGCAAATTGCCGATATTGTGAAGCGTTGTAGAACAGAAAAAGGTGCAATCAGCACGGTAAAATCTTATATCAAACCACTAGCTGATCAATGGAATGAAATCAGCAGTACAGCGTTCTAGGAGGAAGTATGGGCGAATTCAATTGTAAAGTCACTTATTACCAAGACAACCAGAAGCACGAGGTACATTGTTATGGAACCCTTGAGGAAG